TTAAAAATCAGAATCAAGAGAAGGGAAAAAGTCTGCTGGAGAACAATCAAAATCCTTTGCGATAAGATAGAGTTGATGTACACTATACTTAGTATCAGAGTTTTCACTCTCTACTTGTCCGATAAAACCAGCAGAACAGCCAAGTATCTCTGCCATACCACGCTGAGACACTTTCAATTCCTTTCGCTTTTCTCTAATTCTATTAATGACAAATAGATCAATATCTGATTTCATAAAACCATGTTTTTGAATTTGTAAAGTTGAAAAAAAGATTTATCTTTGTGCTTAGAAATACTAAGCAATAAGGCTTTTAGAGATTATGAGTAAGAAAATAGTAAAAAATGGTTGGGTGTATAACTATGATGTGTCGGACGAATATCGTAGAAAATACGACTGTGAACTTACAGACGTGCGTTATGTATTAGGTGAGCAATTCGATACGGATAAACAGAATGTATTGGTTTGCATTGGTATCAATCCTAGCATGGCACTGCCTAACTTCCTTGACCCGACACTGAGAAGGGTGCAAGACTATGCAAAAAGAAGCGGTGAATACAGAGCATGGTATATGCTGAATGTTTACCCTCAAAGAGCAACCAATCCGAACAACATGGATACGGACCATACTTACGACATAGAGATTCATTTGCGCAATCTTGCAGCCATAGAAGAATTGTTGTCTACCATTGAACAGGCAGATGTGTGGTGCGCTTGGGGTGCGGTTATTGACGATACAAAACGGACATATTTGTCTGATCTGTTATTCGGAAACGAAGATAAGAACATACAAGGTATAATCAGCCTGTTCAGTGGAAGCTATCATTTCAAAGCCTACGGAGCTACCACGAAAGGCTATCCTAAACACCCTCTTCTGATAGGAAAAGAAGCAAAGTTGAAAAACTTAAATGAAGTAGGATTGAAAGGATTATCAGATAGAATTACTAATAAAATAAAAAAATAGTATTATGAAATTGAAGTATTTATTGGCTGCTTGTACAGCCTTTTTTCTTGTATCTTGCAGTAATGATGATGAACTGTCCCAACCGCCACAGCACGGTGATATTGTGGGGTTGAATATCAAAGATGCAAAGTATATCTATACAAGTGGAACTAATACCCGTTCTTCTTCTGCCCAATATCGACAGATTAAGAAAGACGGTAGAGACATGGAATTATCGTGGATTGACAATAAGGGTGATACGATTAGAATAAGCGGTTCTTTTTCAATATGGGATATTAATAAAAAGTATCTGATGTTTACAGGCGGGGACATCAATTACAGACCAACGTATGACGAAGATGGCTTCTTGCTACCGAACGAAGAGAGAATAGGCGGATATTCCTATCTTGTCGATAAATCCACAGAAGCGATATATGATTTAGGTGCAGGACTAAATGGAGAGAATGCCGTAACAGACAATAAGGGAAATATCTATGTCATGGCTAACATGGAAAACAATATGGGTGGAGGAAGACTTTATAAAATTCATACACAGGATATTTCTAACTTAAAGTTAGAATTGTATGCAGATAATTCTCTTTCTTTTGTTGTCAACAATAAGGGAACTTGTTTCTATGGTTACAGATATATCCGTCCGTCGTATGGTACGCAGCAGTTTATCATTTCTAATTTTATCCCCCACACAGAATATGGAAATGCTTTTGTATCTCACGACAACGAAGATTTATATCTCACTGCTGTTAGTGGAGAACATGAATCTTACAAACTTGTAGTTAGCAAGCTAAATGAGAATAAAGAACTCCAAAGTCAAATTATGGCAGAGACGGAATCTCTTGATTATTGGGGAAGACCACAACCCAATGATATACAAGTGAAATGGAATGAACGCAGGGCTACAATGCTGATAAATTATTATGGTCGCACTTATGAATATCAGTTTGCTACAAAGGCATTGACAGAAGTTTCAGCTAATTTGAATGGATTTTTTGCCACCGATCGTTCCACTTATGTCACAACAAATGCTTTATATGCACGAAAATCTGTGGATAAATTGGATATTATAGCATTGGAGAACTACAGTATCAAGGAATTGGACTTGTCAAGCGAAGGCATTGATTTTCGTTCCATTTATACAATGGAGGGTTCAGATTTGTTATATTTTGCAGGTTTTCAATATAGTACAAGCCAATCTGTTATCGGAACGATTGATATAGACGGTAATGTGGAAATTACGGAATCAACGCCTAATCCTATTACCAACATCATACAGATAAATTGAGATTGCATACAACAAAAAAGAAATTAATATCAAGGAAAATATGAAATTTAGAATTTTATTTTTTATTTGCATTATAATATCATCAGTTGATATAGCTAGTGCGCAGAATCTTGTGACTAAAAAAACTTATTGGGATTGGGGGAATTCCCGTTTACATGAGTCTTTTACTGTAATTGCGGGTACTGGAACAAGACATGGTTCCTATAAGGAATACGACAGGAATGGAATGTTACTAATCTCCGCAAACTACAATCATGGAGCTTTACATGGATTATGTATCGAATATTTCGGAACACCCGAAAAATATATTTCTAAATCCACAAACTATCTAAATGGGAAAAAGAGCGGAGTGGAAAAGAATTATAATTTGGGAAGTAGTGGGCACTATCTTTTGGAAGAATGTATATATAAGGAAGATGAAATGATAGAGAAAACATCCTACTACACGGATGCCCAAAATAGAGGGCAAAAGAAAAGCCATGCAAAATTAGTAGATGACAAACAATATAACACAAACTGGTTTCAAAACGGACAAATAGAATACAAAGGAATACTTCAAGTGACACCAGGAAACTATGGAAATATAACAACTCCAATTCAGTATACCAGATATAGCGAAACGGGCATATTAATTGAGAAACTAGATGATAATATCATTTCGTTTTATGCGGAAGATGGCAAAACTATCACACAAAAAGAGAACCTAAGCACAGATGTGATAGAATGTTATGATAATGGTGCTTTAACCAAATCTATAAAAGTTCTGAGAGAAGCAGGAAATGAATATTATGAGGTATCTTTATATAAAGATAACGAAGTATATTCTAAGAAGATAGTAGATCAAAATGGAAATGATGTGGAGCAATTAAGAAAAGAAAAGCTATTAGAACTTCAGTATGATTCCTTATATAACAAGCTGCAAGAAATTCTCCCTACAAAAGTTTCCATGAATATAAAAGAAATGGAGTTTGTTCGTCCTAACGTAGTATATTGTAGAAAAGGAGCATATGAGAGTAGTGGAAAATCCTCGGCTTTAGAGACTGCGGTCGAAACGCATAAAAAAGAATTAGATGATGTTATTCGTCTACGCAATGAATACACGGAAAGAGGGATTAAAAAAAATGATGGAAAATATTATAAATCGGTAAAATTGATAAGTGAATACATTGATAAAATCAGTCGAGACTTCATGCAGAAGTATGATACTTTATCTATGATGAAAAAAATGGTAGAACAGATTTCTGACGACTTACAATGCGTGGAATGTTCTTACACTTATTATAGAGGTCAACAAGGGTATAAAGATAATGTGCCCAAAATACACAAGAATGCTTACAATGCATATCTTGCAACAACTGAATACCTTACTTTAAGCTTGGAGGGTAAAAACTTGAGCGAGACGTTGGCTATACTCCAACAGTATGCAACTGTTAGTTCCAAAATGAGGAAATGGTATAGCAAGAAAATTACTCCTATTGAGAAATTATTCAAAAAAGCAGAGACTTCCGAAGCTAAATTGGATATTTTCTTGAATAATGATGTGGAATAAAAAACATTTGTTCTCATGTAATGAAATATAAATCAAAGTATTACATACTAACTACGAACAAGAACCGCTATAATGTCAAGTTGTAGCGGTTTCTTTTTTTCGAGAGTTACGTCGTAAAATGACGTATATGTCTTAGTTACTTTGCTCACACTAAGACTAAATAAGAAAAAGAATATGAAAAAATTGGGTATATTCAAATATGAGTATGTAGGTGAGAGAGCCATACAATCCGGTTTCACTGAATTGGATAAAATTACATTCGGATGGAAAAAAGGAGAATTAATTGTGATTGGTGGACGCCCAGCAATGGGAAAAACAGCATTGGCAATATCCTTGGTGAGAAATATCGCCATCCTTAATAGAACCCCTATTGCTTACTTTAGCCTCGAAATGTCCACTGTTCAATTCATGAATCGTTTTTTATCAAATGTAAGCAACGTGGAAATAAATCATGCAGAATTGTATAGTGAGAAAGAACAAGCCTTATTGGATGATGCAGAAAAAATTATAGAAGATGCACCTATCTTTCTAGATGATACACCAGCGTTATCTATACAAGAACTTCGCACTAAGGCATCTCGCCTTGTACGAGAACATCAAGTTAAGCTAATTATCATTGACTATCTCCAACTGATGAATACAAGTGGCATGAGTTATAGCAATCGTGAAGAAGAGGTTAGCGTAATTACTCGTTCGCTCAAAGCATTGGCTATGGAATTGAATATTCCTATTATAGCTTTCTCACAGTTAAATCGTGGTAAAGAATCACGTGAAGGCATTGAGGGAAAACGTCCTCAATTAAGTGATCTACGAGAATCCAGAACTATTGAGCAAGATGCAGATATGATTTGCTTTATCCATCGTCCCGAATATTACAAAATATACCAAGATGAAAAAGAAAATGATTTGCACGGTATGGCTGAAATCATAGTTGCTAAAAATCGTAATGGAAAGACGGGAAATACTTTATTAAAATTTTCCAGTCAATTTGCACGTTTTGATAACATAGCTGATAACATAATCCATTAGAAAGAAAGCTACAATGAGAGTAAAGTCTTTTAAGTTTAAGGTTATTAGAGATAGTGAAAGTATAATCTTGTCACTAAACTTCTCTGATTTGTCTATTGAGGTTATTCGCCAATTAATTAGTAACTCTATCAAACTGGAAGCAAACAAAGAGTGTAAATTACTATTTATTGGGAATATAGACTGCAAATTAGAATTAGAGGATATATATAACCTTGCTAGCTTTATACAATCAATTGTAGGTAAAACATTAGTTTGGGATATTATAAATGAAGCACCCAAGAATGATGAACCGGAAGATTTGGCAGGTTACTTAATTATAGCACCAAATTAAACTACATTAGTTATGGTCCCTTAGCTGGTCTTCCATAGAAGAGGGGGTACACAATCCCCTCAATCTATATTTCTTCATATAAATCACATATAATAGAAAGAACACTTAAGGACTACGAGATTCTTGAATGGCAAATCACTTTAAATCATTTGTGCTTCCACTGTAAACTGAATCCTAAAAATAATCAAAAGAAATATTGGAAAATATTCTCGAATTTTCAAGTGGTCCCCGAAACGGTCTCCGTAAAAAACAAGCCCTTGAAAGTGCTTGACTTTCAAGGGCTTTAAAGTGATAGTTGAGGTTCCTGGCGCACTATCTCTAGTACTGACATTCAAGAACTTATCGCTATTGCGAGCTACAATAATTACCGGATTCAGAATATACTTCATGTTGAGCACAAACTTTTTCGTTTCGGAACTAATTCTATTTTTTATTGTTTTTTGTTCGGGAATTTCCCACCTTTAATAATCTTCATCCTGTTTTACCTGTGGAATTATCAAGCAATTCCAACCTGGTTCTCAGTGATGCATTTTCCGAGAGCAACTTCCTATTTTCACACTCCAGCTCTTTATTTCTATCACGCAAAAAAAAGACTAAACTATCATTATTCTGCGCATTAGAAATATAATCCGTGGTTTTAGGTAGTTCTTCCACATACATTGTACCTTTACCAGTCATTAACCAACTAGCATTTATATGTGGATAAGCATTTAGAATACGTTCAATACTATCAGAATTCATTGATGATCTATTCTTCAAAGCTTTATTCACTAGTCCATTAGACAAATTAGCCCTAACAGTCAAGCTATTAGCATTTAATTTTTCCATTTTCATAAAAGCTTCAAGGCGATCTATGAATGTTTCTTTAGATAGCGACATATTCTCCATATCTCATTATTTTAGAATTATTCTCAATAAAATTGAGAAATTTTCCTTATTTTCTATTGCAAATTAAGAAATGTTCTATATATTTGCAACGTAGTTTCAAAATCAATGCAACAAATGTACAACAAAACTAAAACATCTGCAATAGCGAAAAAACGCTATTCCTTTAAAAAAGGGTATCTGCAAGTTTCATTAGAAGAGAAAGATAAACTCAAATATGACTTGACAGTAGTACTAAATAACCCTTCAAGATCCTACTTCTCTAAGAAGTTAAACTCAGGGATTATAGACATTTCTGTTACCCTATTTACAGCTATCACAAATGTATTCCTAAAATATGGAATAACAGACTGCTGGACAATCGAAGATATGTAACTATGAATCGAAACATCACACTAGCAAAACGAGAAAATGAAATAGCTGAATGCGTAGCTTGGGGAGGATCTTATAAAGAAACTGCCTCATTACTTCAGATCAGCGTTCGGACTGTCGATAATACACTCCGCAGAATCAAAGAGAAATTGGGGTTAAACAAGATCAATGAGATTTCTGCCTGGTGGTTCTGTACGCATCATGATATCAGCTTTGACCTATCTCCTTTCGCAAGGAAAATAGTCGCATCTACCCTACTTTTCGTATTCCTAGGAGGTGAAATCGCAATATTTACAGACTCAACATGTACAGTCCGTCGCTCTCGCAGAACTCGAACAGAGTATCGGACAAGAAGACAGGAAACTTCTATTAATCAACCATATATTATTTAACAAAATACGCATAAGGAGTGCGTTCGGTGCGAGTCCGAAGATTTTATTTATACATTATATTCTACTCAAGAGAATAGAAGTTTATCATAACATTTATTAATCATTAAAACACCGTGTTAAGGAGACACGTAGGGTATCCAGTCCCTGGTTAAGGTTTGTTACACAAAGATTGCCGGGTGAAATTCCCGGCATACGGGTAGTGGTGTAAGGTAGCACAGCGGAGTTTCCCAGCATTCCTCCGATGATACGAGGTTCGATCCCCGAATGCCCACGATTTCTAGTATTAATTTTAAGAATAAACATTATGGAAAATTTAGACGAAGTAACAAAGAGAATGGCTTCAGCAATGAATCAAATTTCAGAGATTATCACAACAAACGGGATGGATGCAATCTGCATCTTACATAAGGAAGAAGCCGGAATTTCCACCACCCCATTAATAATCCATGGATCCTCTCTCAAAATCACACTAGCAATTGTAGAAATCATGCTGAAATCTCCAGAAACTCGTAATCTGTTACGTGGGGCATGCGAATATTACAAAATCCGAGAAACAGAGAAAAGAACAATGACTGAAATGCCGCCTTATCTGGAGGAATTCATAGGCGAATTATTAAAAAAGATGTAAGAGCAAGCTATGAAAGTTGTGCACTCTCCCAGCCCATCCGCCAATCCGAAGAAAAGAGAAAAAATTAATCTTTTCGAGAATGATGATCCGGAAGAAGTTGCAGCTCTATGTCAGCAATCTGCTCAGCAGGAATCAAACAAAATATTGTTAAGAATAGACGCCCGGACACAAGTTCTCGTAGATCCTAAAGATGCGACACTAGAACATGCTGAAAAACTACGGCAGCGGTATAAATTAGATTATCACCGCAAAGCCGTAGGAGGACGTAAAAAAGCATAATACTATGTATGTAGACAACGACCATCGAGGTTATCTCACGATTAACGATATTCATCCTGAAGATGCAAAGCGCCTTCAAGAAATCATTCAGCAAGCAGACAAGCAACTTTTATCTCATTCCATTGAAGTCCTTGAAAAACAACTTCACTCACAGCTCAAAGAAGTTATTTTCCCTCTAAAAAACAATAAACCATAACTATGCATTTTACTGATGATGACATAAAACGCATCAAAGATGCCTCTGCTAAACATTTAGTCGAAGTAGTACAAGACTTTCAGAATCTCCAAAAGTCCGGTACTAGCTACGTTTGTGACTGTCCCGTCTGCAAAGCTTCAAAAAAGTTTAGTATCAATCCGTCTAAAGATATTTATTCATGCTTCTCCTGCCACCAAATAGCCGGATCAGGTGCGCTTGACTACTTGATGAGAGTAGAGAAAAAAGAATTTCCTGAAGCTCTCGAATACTTAGCACACAAATTTAGCATCTTACTTGACCAACGTCCGGAAGATAAAAAGAAGTCGGTTGCTAAGATGAAAAAAGGAAGCAAGAAAGCTAAAGGGAACGATGTAGATAGTTTTTGCGCTAGAATGCTTTCCGAGTCAGGTCTGACATTTGAAGATGTTACAGCAAAAGTTTATAAAACCGGTGATACTAGTTCCGTCTTTGAATTACGCACTTTTCGTCCAGGTACCATTAATGAAAATGGAGTCATCGATCCCAAAGGTGATGACGTAATCATTGAATACTATGATCTTGAAGGTATGCCAATAACATACGCGCGAAAAGATCACCGAAAAAAAGAAACAGGGGAGCGAAAAGAATATTTCCGTGTCCGATGGCAATTTCCTGACGCTCACCTTGATAAAGAAGGGAAGCCATATAAATACAAATCACCATCAGGAAGCGGCACTCCAATCTATATTCCTGAAAAACTGCGGCGTTTATATAAAGAGAAACAGCAGATACACAGGCTTTATATCCAGGAAGGAGAGAAAAAAGCAGAAAAAGCTTGCAAACACGGGATTCCGTCTATTGCTGTTAGTGGCATACAGAATCTCGGTTTGAATGGTGCTCTTCCTGAAGATTTAGTTCGTATCATCACAACTTGTGGTGTAAAGGAAGTAGCATTTATCTTTGATTCGGATTGGGACGATATAAGCACAAATGTTCGCCTCAATGATCGGGTAGAAAAGCGCCCTAGCTGTTTCTTCTTTGCAGCTCGTAATTTCAAGGAATATATGCGCACCTTAAAAAACCGGAATATTTATGTTGAGATATTCATTGGGCATATCCAAAAAAATCCAGCTGGAGACAAAGGAGTAGACGATCTGTTGGCCAACAGCCTAAGAGGGCATGAGGACGAGTTAACTCAGGATATAGATTATGCTTGTAATGAAAAGAAAGGTCTAGGTAAATATATAGAAATGTTCAAGATAACAACTTGGACAGACCATAAGCTGCAAGAACTTTGGTGTTTGCATGCACCTGAAGCATTTGCCGAACGCCATAAAGACATACTAAAGAATCTTCCGGAATTTGTCTTCGGAAGATATCGTTGGAAATTTGACGATTCCGGCAAATTCGTCCTCGCACAGCCTTTTGATGATGACGAGAAATTTTGGGAAGAAGTTGAAAAGGAAAATCGATCCGGACAATCTCGCATCGAATACCAGTTTTGCTATGTCAATTCACACAACTTCCTACAAAATAGAGGTTTTGGACGACTCAGAATGCTGGACAAGTCATACCGCTTTATCCAATTAGATCCTCCGGTAGTTCGAATGATTGAGGCGTCAGATGCACGCGACTATTTATTCCAGTTTGCTAAGCATTATTGCAAAAAGGAAGTTAATGAAATGTTGATCAAAGGCGTCTCCCAATATGTGGGGCCGGACAAATTATCACTATTAAACTTCATAGAACCTAATTTCATTAAACCTAACCGGGAAAGCCAGTTTTTCTATTTTGATAGTAACTGCTGGTATATCACGAAGGATCAGGTTTTAGAAATGGGATACGAAAACATAACACATCATATTTGGGAAGAGCAACGGAAGCAAATAAAAGCTAAGTACCTCAATAAACCTTTGATCACTTTCAGCGTCGATCCAAATGGGCAATACTCGTATGAACTTTCAGAGGATGGGACCAAATGTCATTTTCTCCAATTCCTGATCAATGCTTCCAATTTCACATGGCGTAAATCTCCGGAAGAAATAGAACCTGATGAAATCATTGAAAATAAGATTCATTTATTGAGTAAACTATGCGCCATCGGTTTCATGGCAATGGAAGCAAAAGACAACAATGTCGCTAGAGCTGTCGTCGGCATGGACGGGAAACAATCCGAAGTCGGCGAATCAAATGGACGTTCAGGAAAATCGCTACTTGGCGAGCTTATGAGACATGTCACTCCGACAGTTTATATTCCTGGTAAACGGCAGGATATATTCAATGATCAGTTTATCTGGAATGACGTACAAGAAAATACAAAGATAGTTTTCATAGATGATGTGCTATTAAATTTCAACTTTGAGTTTCTGTTTCCGAACATCACCGGAGACTGGAGTGTAAATCATAAAGGTGAAGGCAAGTTTACTATCCCCTTCTCAAGATCCGCCAAAATCTATATTGCAACAAATCACGCACTAAAGGGATCCGGATCCAGTTTCAATGACCGGCAATGGCTACTTGCCTTCTCTGACTTTTATAATGATAGCCACAAGCCAGTTGATGATTTCGGTACCCTCTTTTTCTCGGAATGGGATTTTGATCAATGGAATCTTACTTGGAACTTATTGGCAAACTGCATCCAGCTCTATCTGCAGTTTGGAGTTATACAAGCTCCTGGCGAGAGACTCGAACAACGAAAACTTCGTCAAGAAATGGGAGAAACTCTTATATCTTGGGCAGATGAATACTTTTCAAATGAGGATCATTTGAATCGACGTCTTATCCGCAAAGATCTCTATGATGCTTTCTGTACATACGATCCGGCACAAAGGAAGTTCATCTCCCCGACGGCTTTCAAAAAGAAATTTATTATGTACTGTGAATGGAAAGGGTATATTTTTAATCCTCATAAATATGACAGCAAGACCGGGAATCCATTTCAGATGGATAAAGACGGACGACCTATTATCGACGACAAAGCTGGAGGAATAGAGTATTTCACTGTTGGCACTGGAACTTACACTGGTGACAGTTATTCTGCTGATAACAGCTTTGAGGATCAACAGAAGCAAATAGACTTTTAAAAATAAAAATGAGCCTTGGGCGGCTTTGTAAAACCCATATATACAATGAAAACATTAGATGAAAAATCGGCTGAATATTCAGCAAAACTAAGCAATAAGAGTGGTAACTATACCAAAGGAGAGATTGAAACGGCTTATGTTATAGGTGCTACCGAAAATGCAGAATTAAGAAGTGGTGAAATTGGCACATTTGGACAAGCTTTGATTGCTCTCCAACGAGGGTCTAATATTGCTCGTAAAGAATGGGGTGATAAATGCTTTATTGTAAAACAGATCAATTCTGATATAGCATCAGATATTGTGCCTAATATGCAATCACTACCAAATGCAGCTAAGAAAGAAATCAGTAAGTATGCAGGCGGTTCAATTCATTATCGTGAGCAGTGTTTAGTGGTATATCCAGACGCAGAATTTGGATGTATGGCCACTAATTATGTACCTGACTGGCAAGATATATTTTCTAGCGACTGGGTAATTATAGAATAACCACACTCCATACAGTAGTTGACCTGCCGTGTGGTTGTTCAAGACAAAGTAAGAATTAAATATGATCTTTAAAATTCAAGTTCCTAAAGGAACACATATGGAAACCGGGAAAAGATTACCTGCCACTATTCATGGTCATTTAATAGGTTTTTCTGTCGTTAAAGAACTCGTCAACGACACTGAAGTATTACTCGAATTGGAGGGGGTAGAACTAGAACCTGGTGGAATCATTAATAACGGTTCTATTAGAATACAAGAAGTATCAATTGTAAATGGATAAATCGGTATAAGAATGAACCTTTTGCTCTCGACATCAATGTCGGGAGCAAACTAAAAACAAATCAGAAATGAGCAAATTAGTAAAAGACATACAGACTAATCCAAAACCGATGTTTTACGCATGTGTTTTGGAAGGATTGCGAAAAATAGCTTTGAAGTGCGGGTATGCACTTGCAGTTCATGGAACATGTGCATCTGATCTTGACTTAATAGCCGTTCGATGGAGCGAAAACTACGAGTCTCCCACTTATTTGATGGAACAGTTTGTGCAGGAATTAACTCACTATAGTTTCTGCAAGATGGATACTATTGAATTAACGCAGCCGGAATTAAGATACAAAAACCAGATACATTATTCTATCCCGATTATCGGTGATTGGTATGTTGATTTGACTGTTATAGATTGCGTTTAACTAATAACTAAACAGAAAGAATCAATTTATGGCAAAGTATTACATAGATTATACTATCTCATATAGAATGGAGGAAGTAGAAAAAGCTATTGTTGAAGCAAGCTCTTTATCAGCTGCAAAGAAAACTCTCAAAGAAAATTTGAAAGCAGAATATGAAGGGGATTTCCTAAAAGTAGAATTTAATGATGCGTATCGTACCTCCGATGATGTACGTGCAGATTAACGTAAAACAAGAAAAAAAACGAACTAATATGAAAATACACTATTTCTACAGAAGGGAATATGATAAATCCTTCTACAATATTGAGCTTGTTGCCTGGTTGGAAGAGACTGAAATATCAAGGCAAGGGAATAAGCGTTTAAGTTTTACGCAATTAGAAAAGTTGAGAATCTTTCTATCAAAGGATAATGAATCCTATCACAACCATCTTATTCAACATGAATTTGCGGAGAACAGCTGTTTTGGGCATTACACCCATACCCGTAAAGAGTTATTTGAAGCTATGGAAAAGCATTCATTATTACCGATAGATGGCCGTAATTACGAAAGATTCCGGAAGATTGCTATCAAGCTCTATCAAAAGCAGCCATTAGTCGATTTTTCTAAATTCAAAGGAGAACAAACATATTCTATCCATCAAATCATAGGTGATTAACTACATAAAAACAAATGAGTAAAGATCGAGGCGCTAATATCCTGGCGGCCATCCAGCAAATGGCAATGGATAATAATCAAGGTCTGAGAATGACCACGACATTAGTCAATGTTACAGAAGAACAGCGTGGAAGTATAGTCGGATTCGGTACAGAAAAGGAGATGGGCGATGACGCCAAGTTCCAAATCCGAACAGGTATGCGCGGAGAGTATCTGGCATGTGCGTTCTTCATAAAACGGAGTGAACTAAAAAAATACCTGGAACATGAATAGAATGAGATGGTTCGTCATCGGACTCCACCTATATGTATTTCCGCCAGAACCGGAAGTAGGAGACATCGAGGCTTTACACAACTGGATCCCACAAAAAAAAGGAATCATTGAGACGCTAAAATTCAGGTTTCACACCGGTATTTGGAGCTATACAGCAGGGAATATAAATTATCAATTTTAAATGCACTATCACTATTCTGCACTTAAGCATGGGAACCTATCAAGAAATATTAGACGAAGTTCTTCCTCTATATCGGCAGGATCCGGAACGCTTCATGCGTTTCTATCACGCCGTCAATAACATTCTTGCTACAATACCTGAAGGCAAGAGTATTCTTATAGCTGACCATTGTAAGCCTTCATCACGTGATCTATTCATTAAAATAGCTTGTATGTATATTATTGAAGAAACAACAAGGAAAGATGTCTTGGATGACTTTTTAGAGTTTTCTGACGATTATAGCAGCATTCGGCATGTGCCTAAATTAGTGCCGGCACATGTCCGACCGCACTTCTACTCGAATCGAAGATGAGTAGATTATCCCAATTTATTACTCTGTAAAGATACTAATTTTCACTGATATACGCAACATTATGACAATAAAAAAAGAGAATAAAATAATGGTAGTAATAGCCCCATCGAGCGATGACCGGGAACTATTCATTTCCCGCCTGGCCGTTCGACTAGGTTTTGCCAAAGTCCCTTCGGATGCTAAAAAAATCATCCGCAAGGATATCTATTCCTTTGACCTGCCTACTGCCTACTTCATTCTCTGCAGTAACTACAACTTTCGCGGCTCTGTCATCACAACACAGCGTCTCTACGAGCTTGCCGCAAGGGGTATCTGCGTAGTCGTTGGCGTCAAGTCACTACCGCGTGAGTACGAATTGATATCGCAAGTGTTTTATCCTGATGATTTGCGCTAACATAAATCGAATCATTTATTGCCCGGTGATGCTTCTGCATTACCGGGCTTTCTTTTTCCGTTCCCCTCGCCTCCCCTTCATTCATCAAGAACGTTTTGAACAAATGTGCAGGGGGAGAGACGCCAAGCGCAGACAGGGGGACATATATATTTTTTTTATTTTTCTTTCTTTCTTAAAAATACCCTACCTAAAAATAAGAGAAAATTTTGTGCTTTCGTGCAGACACCCTCTTTTCGGCATTTATTACATTATAAATCAGATATTTAAACAGTGCACAATTTTCGTACAAAAACGTACGATTCGTACAAAAACGCACAAAAATGCATTTTGTACGGAGTACGAAGATTTTGTACTAAAAAGTACACTATTTCGTACGTCCTTAACTACCTGATAAACAACACATAAACAGAAAGCATAGCTCATTTAGCACGATTGCACAATAAAATAGTACGGTATCAGCAAGGGTTATATGTACAATACCTCATTTTTTTAGCACAAAGACAAGGATTACTCAGTTATATTTTGTACATTAGCTCCATACCTAAACCACTATGCTTTATATGATTACTACTAAGATTGAAGTTCCACCACATCTTAAGGAGTATCTGGTCGGAAAGTTCTGCAATTTGCAGGACTCTCCGATTCGCTTCCCGGATAAAACGGATATCTACCATTTTATCTACGATCTATTAGAACGTCGTCCAGCCAACATCTTTAAGGATCATGGTAATCTCACCATCATCCTTCCTGAGCGTAGTACCGGGAAGGATCCTAAAACTTACAATTACCTGGGAATACGTTCACAGATAATTCTCATTCGCAAAATTGACCGTATGCTGTGGGCAGAGGTGCATGATTACCTGGATGAGCAAAAGCACACTTACGGAATCACCTATATCGACGGGATACACAACTTCATGACCATGTATGGGATTGATTCCATCAGCGAAGATGCATTCAAGAAGAATTATTATCGCTGGAGGGCTAATCTTCGACGGAAAGAGAAAAAAAGAGGCTATCACCGCACAAAAACATGACCGAGCAAGTGTAGTTAATTGTCCCTTTTTTGATCAAATAATGTTCTAAAAATGCGTACTAATTAAAAATCAACAAGTTATGAGCAATATCAATAATATGGGAGGCATATTATTTGCCGAAATCCTGAATACAGACGAAATAGTCCTGTTTGCAGTACATCAAAACCAGGCATGCATCAGGAGCAAGGAAGGACACGACTGGTATCCGCTTCCAACGCGAGGAGCCATTGAAGCTCCAACTGTCACTTCCGATGATACTAAAGACGCAGGAATCACATATAAGCATTCAGCGACCATCCAGTTTCCTCGATCTGCATTAGAAGAGAATACAGCAAACGAGCTGCGCAATAAAGTTCAGACAGGCTGTATCCTACGCTGCCAGGACACACAAGGACACAAGTATATCTATGGCACGAATGAATACCCACTCCTCGGAACCTTAAACCTGATTATAGGGAAAAAAGTAACTGACTTCACCGGATATGAGCTGAAACTCTCCGGGACTTCATTGCATCCGATGCTCTCCTATATCGAAATTTAACCGTCCTTCCGCACCCTTACTAATAGGCGTATCATTGCACCAAAATCAGCGCAATGAGCCAAAAACGTATCATTCTTTCCGATTCATCACTTAATCGTTACGGTTACCGGGTCCTTACTTCGGGTATGCTCCTCGAAGCATTCAAAAGGAATCCGGTGATGCTGTATATGCATTTTCGTGATGAAGGATCTCCCATTTGGGGAGAAACTAAAGCTATCGGCCATTGGGAAGATATACAGCTTGAAGGCGATGTACTTTCTGCCATTCCTGTTTTCGACAAAGTTGATCAACTATCTAAAGACATTGCCGCAAAATACGAAGCAGGGACTTACAACGCCGCAAGTGTCGGTATCCGCATCATTGCTACATCAGCCAACAAAGACCTTCTGGTACCTGGTCAGACTCGTGAAACAGTCACAGAGTCAGAGCTGATGGAAGCATCCATCGTGGACATACCGGCAAATTCCAATGCCGTTCGCCTCTATGATCGTTCCACATCCGTTCTCCTGGCAGCGGGTATGGACACGAATTCCGTGCCAGCATTATCAACAACTTCATTCAAAGACAAAATGACTCTAAAAGAATCATGGTCAGCTTTTTTATCTTTTCTGAATATCAGTCAAGATAAGGCAGTTACGACCGAACTATCCGCAGAGAACCTCGACTCCCTGCATAATGAATTCGCCCGTCTGAAATCGGAGAACAGTTCTCTCGTACAAGCTAAACAGGAGATCGATCAGAAATTATCTGATGCGACTACTGAAATAGCAACTCTCAAGACAGCAGTAAGTGAGAAAGATCAAGAGATCGCTAATCTGAAAACCGAGGCAAGCGGCAAGGATTCTGAGATCACTCAGCTCAAAGAACAAGTAGCCAATCTGAAGAAAGCTCCGGCACCGGGTGAACCAGCTCCTGCTCCAAAGGGTGAACCTGCCGCAAACGGAGAAAAAGAGGAACTGGCTGCCTACTGCGAGGAAAATGCCGGCAATTATCAGGGAATCACAGAACGCCTGAAGGCCGACGGACTCCTTTAATTTACTAACCTACCTTAACTATTAAAGAATATGTCCCAAAAATTAATTGACGTATCGAAACTGAACCAAACCTTAATCACATACGATAAGGCGCTTCGCGCTCTTCCATTTGCTACCCTGCAGGAAGTTGCCGCAAAATTGGGATTAAACGTGATGGACCTGCAAGGTAAACATGCCTTGATCAATGAACGCCGTCGTGCCGGCGGAACTCAGTCTTACAAGATTGGTAAGAACTTCCGGCTGGTTGATAAGCTACTCGGCTATGAACCTTCCGTTATCGAACCGAAGGATGTTGTATGTATCACAAAGGAAAACTCTCAAAAATACGATGACGGTGAACTGTTGATCGTAGGAGGTCAGCCGGTCAGCAACATCAATAAGAAACATCCTCTTGAAACACGTGTTGCCTTCACATTAGTAAAATCCCATGTTGAAGATGTAGTATATACATTGTTTCATGCAGAACGTGATGAAGACTCAACTTCACCGTCAGGTGCATTTGATGGTCTGTTCACCAAAGCCGACATGCTGATTACAACAGGTGATGTCAATGCTGCTCGCGGCAACTTTGCTCCATCAGGTCTTTTTGCTTTGCCCACGAAGGATACAGACTCCGCCGCTTATGAAAATTTGGTTGAATGGATTGGTGGTGCCAACACTTACCTGCGTTCTTCCAAGTCGGGGATTCCACAGTTACTTTGTGCCGAAACGGTCTTGATAGCTGCACGCTCTGCTCTCCGCAACAAACTGAGCATGCAGGAGTATCCTTCCATGCAACGCATGATTGAGCTTTTGCGTGAAGACGCAATGTGCCCTGCCCTTGAAATCCTCTCTCACGAAGCATTAGGGCAGGGATCACGCCTGATCCTTCAGAAGAAAGGAAATATGGATGTTGCCTTCAATACCCAAGCCGCAACCAAGTTCTGTCAAATTCGTGATATCTACGAAGATCCAAATGAATGGCAGTTTTGGCTGCAAACCGGTTATGACACCCGTATCCGCGATTGGCATGAAAAAGTATACCGCTGTAATGAGCAAAAAAATGAATCTCTTGACCTCGCAGGAGACTATTGCAAGACCGGAGGCGTACAAGTTGATATCACAGGAACAGAAAATGCGACTTGGACCATCAAAGGGAAAGTTGCAGAGCGTACCAATGGCCAGTGTATCATTGGCTTAACACCGGGTAAATACACTATTGAATTCGCAGCTGTAGACGGTAAAACCAAACCTGCTGATCAGGAAGTTTCTGTTATTGAGGGCGAAGTAGCAACCGCAACTGGCGCTTACTCCTAAATTAAAAAAAATGGGCGGTTATCATTAACCGCTCTATTCCATTCACTTAACAATTACACTAATGAAAAAATATATCTATTTGATTCTCTGCGTATTGTTCGTAGCTCTGATCATCACTATTCCTGAATTGCATCCACAGACATACCATTTCGACGGAGATACTCTAACTATGCTCGCTGCAGGTCCTGCATTCGCACCATTGAAATGGAGTATTGGTCAAAATAATATGGGTGGTTATAAAGGAAGACTACTCTTTGTTCCCTTTGACGCGCCCAATACTGTACCGACCGTCCCCGATCCCGGTAAAGCAACAGATAATGAATCATTAGTAACGGCAGCCGGCGCATTTGCATTCCCTGCGGAAGGTGCTTATAAACAACCGATCTACCTATACAGTACGGATGCAACAGTCGAATACAAAGCGGAACAACAGGGAGAAGCTGACGGGATCAGCTACAAACAGACACTTAGCTTCTTCTTTCCTGGTAATACCCCTGAAATGCATGCATTCAATGCATTAGTAAAAAACACAGCAGGCTATTACATTTTTGAGGACTCTGATGGTAGACAAATGATTATGGGACAGCCAGGATTATACGCTTCTACCGCTCCTTCATTCAACGGAGGAAAAGCAAGAGGCGACCGTCGCGGTACCACCTATACGGCTACCGCCGATTCCAATTATTCAGCAATCTTCCTGGAAACTCCCATTGATATGGAAGTCGTAGGCGGATTAAAACCAGCCCCAACACCTCCAAGCGAATAATATGATCAGACAAGAACAACTCAACCAATGGTTAGGAGACCGTCAACGCAAATATGCTGACGGTCTGGTTCTTTTCAATGCACTCGCCAAAGAGTCAATGAAAAAGAAATTTGCTGCTTACCTGACAGCAGCTCCCAAAGACCCACACATTTTTGATCCGCATTTCACCCAGCTCGTTAATTGCTTATCCAAACTCGACAAGGAGATAAAATTCTCCCCTTCCTTATATCCTGCCGCAATGGAAGAAATTGTTGTTGTAAAGACCATGAGTGAGAATGATCGTAAAAAAACAATCGAATCCAAGCAGGCAGATATCGCATCCCTGGAGGAATTAGTCGATAACCTCCGGACACGAATCGACGACCTGGAGGACGACAGTGAAAGTCACGCTGATGAACTTGTTTCCCTTCAGGAGCAAATTGACGAAAAGATGTCAGAGCTATCTACCTTGCAAAACGAAGTGAATGCTCTGAATACACCAGGCATCAAGATCATCACTGAAGAGTCACTCAGTCCGTCCATTCGCAAGGCTTATGCCCGCATCAAAGAAATCGCGCCTCTATATGCAAGCCTGCATAACGATGTAGCTAATTCAGAGATACCGGCAGAAGAACGGCAGCCGATAGCCGAAGAACTCTGTAAGCTCGATGACGAACGCCGCCGGCTTTGGAAACAGATCGATGCCTGGGCAGAAGGGAAAGGTGAACTGAACCTTAAAGAGAAACGACCGGTATACAGCGAGAATGGTGTAGTACGCGGTATTGAGATCGCCCGTCAGATTAAACGCCTGAAACAAAACATTACTAACAGTCAATCTGCTGCCAACCGCGCCGAATCTCAAGGTAAAAAGACTGTTATGCAAAATGCCTTAGATCGTGTTGCCGGCTACCAAGAAGAACTGGCAGCACTGGAAAAGGAAATTGCGACACAACAGGACGCAAGTAAGGAATAACATCAGAGGCATTGCCCCTGAATCTATGAACAGTTCATGCACAAGCGAGGGCCATACATCTAGTGTTGTCCTCGCTTTCGTTTGAATACAACAAACCACTATAGTTATGCCTAAAAAAGATCCTACATACGATCGGATAGAACGTGCCTTGTTCAAAGACAAAGAGGACGCATCAAACATCCTGTCTCAACGAGAAATGGAAATCAAAAACCGGATGATGTTATGTGTCAGCAAGAAAATGGAAGATCCTCTGATCCAAGACACCGAACTTGTCAACTTCCTGATGAATGGATGCGGAGGTAACACAGATGCCGTATCACAGTCACAAGCATACCGGGACATCGGCATGATCAACAGACTGGTTGGTAACATTCAACTGGCCGCAAAAGCCTGGTACCGATACATGATTGTCGAAGGTGGGAAAAAAGCCTTCAACATGGCAATGGACAAAGAAGATGCAAAGGGAGCAGCTGCAGCATTAGATAAGATAGGTAAATACACCCGCTCGGACAAAGAAGATGAGAAATTCGACTACTCCCAGCTCATTCCTCCTTCATTCGAGCCTTCAGATGACGTTACCCTCCTGGAAGGTCTTGAACCTATTGAAGACTTGGAAGGAACCAGGTCAGAAATGCGTAGCAGATTCAAGGGAATGTTGAGTAAAAAAGCGGTGGACATTCATCCCATCGAAGAGGAGGAGGAAGAATGAGTACACACCCCTCTCCTATCTTATCTGCCCGTGAACGTCGTAGAAAGCAATATGAAGTCGTAGACAAATTCTTCAACAAAATGCAACGACAAGCGATGGCTATCAACGCACATGACGAATATATAGTCGCTTCACGTGGGACCGGGAAGTCCGAAGGTATTGATGCCAGGATCATCCTCCGGAATGTATGGGAAATGCCGGGATCTTTGGGTGGTCTCATCTCTCCGTCATACGCCAAAGCATGGGGAAATACTCTCCCGGCAATCTGCAAAGCTTTGGCTGAATGGGGATACATTCAAGGCATTCACTATGTCGTTGGCCATAAAGCACCGGCAAGCATGGGATTCGCCAAGCCTGTCCGTCCTGTCCTGGGTGAAGGTTGGAGCAATGCATTCCATTTTTGGAATGGTACGGTTATGGTGATCCTGTCATTCAACCAAGGGATGTCTGCCAACTCCATGTCGCTGGATTGGGTGATAGGTCCTGAAGCTAAGTTTCTCAACTATGAGAAGATTAAAAGTGAGGTGGATCCTGCCAACCGAGGCAACCGGCAATACTTCGGTGAATGCCCACATCATCACAGCGTTAGTTACTCCACAGATATGCCAACCGCATCGATGGGGAAATGGATCCTGGACAAGATGGATGAAATGTCCCCATCCCATATCAACCTGATCAGAAATTTATATCTCAAATTGCAGGAGTACAAACGCAAGCCACTCACGGATCATGTGATACGGCAGATCAAAGAATATCAATTTGACCTGGATCTAGCGAGGAAATATCAGCCTCCAATCAAACCGCAGCCGGGGAAAACTAAAGAATATACCGTTTTCTATGGTGAATACGACGTATTCGACAACCTTGAAGTATTGGGAGAAGATTTTATCTGGCAAATGTATCGCAACTCACCACCGCTTATTTGGCGTACCGCTTTCATGAACGAACGCCTGTTCCGTGTACCAAACGGATTCTATTCTGCGCTGGATGATAATGTTCACTTCTATATCCCGAAAGATAATGGACGCCTCCGGGACCTTGGGTGCAACTGGGGAAAACTGACCTCCTGCGGCTGTTTGGGAGACGGAGATCTTGACTTCGATCAGGAATTGCACCTGGCATTCGACTCAAATGCATCCATTTCCACAGCTGTCGTGGGCCAACTGAATGAACACACGATGCGCATTCTCAAGTCATTTTATGTCAAAACACCAGGGAAGCTACAAGATCTTGTCAAGATGATAGCCGACTACTACCGTCCGAAACTTAATCACGATATAGTAGTCTACTATGATCATACGTTCACCTGGGAGTCAGGATCCACTACAGAAACTTATGCCGATATCATTGAACGGGTATTCAAAGAGAATGGATACAACGTGACGATGGTCTATGTCGGTCAAGCCCCAAAACATGAGTGGAAACATCTGAATATAGACTTGACTCTGAAAGGAGATCCGCAATTTCTGTGGATCCAAATAAACTTGCATCAAAATGAATTTCTGAAGATCGCAATGGAACAGACTGGCATCAAGCAAGGAAAGAATGGATTTGAAAAGGATAAAACGCCTGAAGGGAGCGATGACACTCCTGATAATCCGGATGAATATAAGACGCACATAACTGATGCATTTGACACGCTGTGGTTAGGCATGAACTTCTATTTCACGGCACCTGGATCAAACTCTAGTGGCGTATTCTTCCTGAATAACAGGTAGCCACCAACCAGTCTCAAGCAATTCTCATAGAAAAAAAGGCAAAGAGCTGATAACCAATAAAAGGGGAGGAAAAAGAGGAAATATTTTCTCCTTTTCCTCCCGTCCGACCACGCACCGCCCTGAGAAAAACTTTAGATCTAAAGTTTTTTTTCACCCCTTATATGCTGAGCTTTACAGATTGTAAATATATTTTATTTCACTATTTTCGGGGCTATCCTATGTCCTTTACGACCTACCACATACCCGATACCTTTGCTAGAAAACAAGACATGGACCCTATTCTTAAACAACAATTACTTGCATTCATTCTTGGTGGTAGCTTTCTATCAACCATCACAGGTTTTGTCACCCTCAAATACACTAAAAAACAGGCAGAAGCTAAGGCCCTAAGCTCTGTACAGGACGTATATCAAGAGCTCATCGCTGACCTACGAGCTGATAAGCTAGCTATGAAAAAAGACAAAGAGGAAAGCGAAACGAGGTGGACAACTCGCATTGAGAAGCTGGAAAACAATCAGCAATCGCAGGATAAAAAGATAGCGGATAACGAAAAAGAAATAGCTGATCTCAAACGATTCAAATGTATAAACCTATCGTGTAACAATCGAAAACAATGAAACACTATGCACACATTCTTATTTGTACTGCCTGCCTTGCATGCGCTTGTTCTTTTTGTGGTTGCCGTACTACTTATCAAAACGATAGTAGCACTCAAGAGCAAACCCGTCTTTCTATCTCAGACTCAGCTCTACGCATCAGAACTGAAGATGCCTGCTCCCGATTCAACCTTAATCAAGAAGAAGCAGGCAAAGGCTGGAAAGTCAAAGTTAACTTCGACACATCAAAGCCGGCAGATCCGGAGACTGGCTTATCCCCGATATCGAATATCGAGATTGAAGGGAACGAAAAGACAGTTAAGACCTTACTACAGGAAGATGACACTATACACGTATCTGAGAGTCAAGAAACGAAGAATGATCTCACGCTTCAGCAAAGCAAACAGTCAGCCTCCCACAAAGATGCCGGCAGTTCTGTAGCTGCTGGGATAGACAACGGGATCCAGTATGGCCTGATCATCGGGATCCCTATTATTCTTATCATCTTAACATTAATCATCCATGCAAGATTCAAGCAAAAGGATTCATCAAAGTAAAATATGGAAGCTGATGGAACGATATGCGGATGGGAAGCCTATAGAGTTTTCCATCCAGTTCTGCAAGAAGAGTACCGGGGAACTGATCACTTATGAACGTGCTGTACTCACTTCATTTCATAGCAGCGGTAGTACAATCAATGTACTGCAAGCCGGTGAAGCCACACCACGCAAGATCCGGCGCTGCCTTATCACCCAGTTTAATCATCTCAAAGTATATTTTTAATATGGAATCAAAGCAACAACCTAACCTAGTTATGAAAGGGTACGAAACCTATGCAGTCCTGAAAGGAGGTGAGAAAGTTATCCAATTCAGCGATAACAGCGACATTGTGACTGACAAAGAGGCATCAGCCGTTGAAGTCGTCCCTAAAGGAAAGAAGGATCCGATTAAGTTCATTCCACGCGGAAGGAATAACGACATGATGTACGACATCATGCGTAAAATCGGCACCAATGTTACCATTGGCAGTAATGTTGAATTTAAGAATAAAGTCGTGTTTGGGGACAGCATCCTTGTCTACAGGAAGAAACGCGACGGAAAAACCCGCAAAATCATCAAAGAGGAAGTGCTTCCGGAAGAAGAACCCGAAATCTTTGAATTCCTTGAGAACAATAACTTCAACTTCATCCGTGTAGAGCTCGCTAATGATCTTGTCATCTTCTACGATGCTTATTTAGAGTATATACTCAGCAATGATCCGAAATCGCCCAAACTCGTACAAATCAAAGCAAAAGAGGCAACCTGCTCACGTATTAGCGAGATCGATGAGAAGACCGGTAAAAGTGAATGGCATGGGTATTCGGCGGAATGGAAGAAAGGTACCCCCGAAGATCTTGTCGCCACTCCTTTGTTGGATCGCCAGACTCCTTTGTTGGATCTTAAGAAGAGAATGGGACTTGCTCCTGATGATGAAGGGAACCTCGTCATCGGAAAAGATCGCAGATTCATTCACAATCTGCGTATTTCGACGCCAGGACGCTTTTATTATAGCCGCCCGTATTGGTGGAGCGTATTTGCTTCAGGATGGTATGACTTCTCCTGTGCTATTCCCATCTTCAAGAAATCTCTGATTAAAAATCAGATGGCTCTCAGGTATATCGTATATATCAAGGATACATTTTGGGAGAAGCTATTTGCAGACGAGAAGGTCGTCAAAGATGATGAAAAAACTGCCCGCAGGCAAAAGTTCCTTGAAGACATGAACGATTTCCTTGCCGGCGAGGAAAATGCCGGGAAAGGCTTTGTTTCACATTTCAGATATGACAGAGTAAGAGGCTACGAGGATAAGGACATCATCATTACCCCTCTTGAATCGTTCTTCAAAGGTGGCGAATATATTGAAGACAGCGAGGAAGTAAGCAACATGATGTGTTATGGAATGGGAGTACATCCTTCCATCATCGGATCCGCACCCGGTAAAGGTAAAAGCATTAATGGAACTGAAGCACGCGAACTGTTCACCATCGAGCAAGCTCTCATGAAGATGTACCAGGACGCAACCCTTGAACCTCTGTACTTTGCCAAGGCCGTTAATCAATGGCCTTCGGACATCTATTTCTCTGTAACCAACTGCCAGCTCACCACCCTTGATCAGGGAACGGGAGCTACAAAAAACACAGGTCTAACTCCAGAAACTGAAGAAAAATGAACGCATTAATTCCCGATATTGAGACCTTAAAGAAGGTAGTCAAGATCAATTCGTCATTGCCTTATGAATCTATTGAACCGTATATTGAGGATGCTCTTGATATCTATGTTAAGCCCTATATAGGGCAATCCGTCATTAAACAAGCTCTGACAGACCAAGGATCTGAGATATATAGCAAATTATTGCGTGCGCTTGGCCCGCTGACCTTAATGCTTGCGACGAATGAACTCGGAGTCATGTTCGGGGATACCGGCATCACGGTCAGTAATGTACAAGGACAACGTTCTCCGGCCAGTGATTCAAAAATAGCGGCGGCAAAGGAGAACCTGTGCTTCCGGGGAATGCAAGCTCTTGACCGGCTTATAACCTACCTGGAAGAAAATAAGGAAGATTTTCCGGAGTACGTAACAGACCATATTTCCCCTTTCTGCTTTATCCGGAATGCACACGATTTTCAGGATCTTGGCATGGTAGACATTGATTACTCCACTCTGTCTTATCGTATCATGTACCCCACAATCCGTCAGCTTCAGGAGCGAAATATCCGTGAAATGATGCCGGACAATGTATATGCAGATTTAAAAGAAGCATACTCTAAAAACAAGCTGACGCCCAAGCAACAGGTCCTTGTTGATCACATCATTCGCTTCCTGGCCAACAAGACCGCAGAACTCTATACCTCACAAAAGACGACTGAACAACGTGTCGCCAGCAAAGCAATAGAATATTCACCTGCCATCCGCCCGATTTATCAGGATCCGGACGCCAACGGTAATTTCTTCGCTAGCCAGGCAACCTACTATGCCGGGAAAATACACACTTATTTGACCGAGAATGCAGAAGAACTAGGCGTTGAAACAAGATCCCAGGCTATCGACTTTAACTCTAAGAAAAAGAAGCTATTCACTTCAATATCATAATACTATGCATACAATACAAATCAACGACGATACATACACTCTGCCTGAAAGCTGGGATGAACTCACCCCAAAGCAGCTCCTTTACCTGGTTAAACTCACAAAATCGAATATACCGGTAGTACAAGTCAAGATCTACATGATGCTCTATTGCCTGAAAGCTCACGTATGCCGCCACAAGAAAATATTCAAAGAATATGTCCGTGTCAAAATTGGGCAGGAAAGTGAAACTGTCCGCTTCCGGATCCGCAGCCGTCGGTACCTCCTTCATCCCGAAGAGATCATCCTACTAGCTGATCAATTTCACTTCCTGATGCGTGAAGAAGAAAACCGTATCACTTCACAGAGGATATATCTCATTAACCCGGAACTGACAGTCAATCCTTACCCGACACTCCGCTTCCGATGCCGGAAATTCATCGGGCCGGAAGACCAGCTACTCGATATCACCTTTGAACAATTCATGTATATGCAAACCTATTTGGATGCGATGCAGTTGGATCCTCAAAAGATCAACCATCTCCTAGCCTGCCTGTGGCATCGTGGGAAAGAATTTGATATCAATCGTCTAGACAAGGATGCAGCTATTCTGAATCGTCTTCCTGACGGCAGGAAAATGATCATGTACTGGTATGTTCTTGGAAGTCTTTCCTGCATGAGCGCAGCCTATCCACGAATATTTTCAGGGGAAGGGAAAAATAATGGGCGCATATTCGATGCCCAGCTGCGACTACTTGATTCCTTAGCACAGTCTGACATGACCAAGAAACCGGAAATTCGAAAAGGTCTGCTGCTTGATGCGCTTTATTCAATGGATGAATCCATCAGACGCAAGAAAGAAACCGAAGAAAATCTGAGAAATAGATAAAAAGTTTGCTAGTAACAAACTTTTTATTTCATTTTGTTTGTTACTAACAAACTTTTCTCTATCTTTGTAGAGTCATAACAAACGCGGGTGACGTCCGCATAAGTTCTTTACATTATGGAACAATTGTTCAAGGCTATCCAAGCGATAGCAGAAGCGAATCCTGATGGATTCACGGTTGACCTCACAACCTTAAAAAAGGTCACAAAAGGTATCTCGGTCGCCTATCTTGAAACTCAAGACAGTTTCGGAGAAGAAGGACTGAAAAGAGTTCTTAACCATGCTATGATGAACGAAAAGAAAGTCGGCGGGTGGTTCAACGAAGAAAACGGAATGTTCTACTTCGATTCCATCCGGATTTTCACCAATCTCGAAGAAGCCAAGCAATTCGGGCGTGAAAATGGGCAGATCGCTATTTTCGACATCTCGCAAATGAGACTCATCAAGTTGTGATCCGGAGGGGCGAAAGCCCCTCCATTACAAAGTATATTGTATTATTAAATACCCGATTGTCAAAACGTAAATTGATGAATTATGAAGAATCTTGAATTACTACCTCTCCCTGCCGAGAGTAAAAAGCGGATCGACGAATTCGCAAGGCAGTATCAGCGCATGGGACATATCTCTGTTGAGATTGTCGATTATAATGAAGGCCGCTTAATTGTTCGCGCTGAACAAAAAGACCTGGTAAATGACAAGTTCCTCTCCAAAAAGGAACTGACGGAACGTATCCGTGATATGTTTAAGGGAGAGATCCCAGACGACTGGAAGCTCACTGTGTCAGCTGTGAACTTCGATCGCAAAGATATCGACGGAATCACCATTGATTGGATCAAAAGACGGATGGAACGCTTAGGATTAAAAAGCAAACATCTGAGCAACTATACAGGCATTGATAAATGCACTGTATCCTCACTCCTGTCCGGAGACAAGGAACTAACTAAATGGCACAAGGTAGCACTATACTACTTTTTCAAATATTACGAAGTAGCCAACTTCTAACTTTTATTTGTAAGCGGGGTAAAAAACTCCGCTTACTTTTTGCCGAATCTGAAAAAGATTGTACTTTAGCACCTG